TTGCTATTAAATGCTTTTTGTTCAAGCATAATATCTAAATTGCCTAAACGAATATTGTTATCGTGTATAGACGCATATAAAAAGAAAGGTGAACCATTCTCAGTTGTCGCTCTATCCCTAAGCCACTCAGCAGCTTCTAGTGGATTCAAGTATGGGATAATACCTTTAAAATTAGATTGCGCCGCTGGACCAGAATACGAAAGATCAACATCTTTCTTAAGATCTTTAGCGCAAAGTTTAGTAATTTCTTCGACCAGATCATTTTGTACGGTCCTGCTAATTTTGATTGCTTTATTCAATATAGCATGTTCTTCTATTAAAGTAATCAAATAGGTCGAAGAAGAACCGGTGGCTGAGGTTATGTCCTTTACTGTTTTTTCAATACTAGACATAATAAAGGAACGACCGGTGCTGTTAGTGACATTATCCGGATTTAATCCTTTATTTTTTAAAGTTGAACCGCTATCAGGATACTCGCTAGTAATATCGATAAAGAGTCTTTCGGTACCACTAAAACCCATAGTATCAAATATAGCAGCATCGTCAACTACAACAATCTGTCCTGTAATATATGGTTTTTCTAAACTTTCATATAAAACAACTTCAACAATATTGTTCTGTATATAGATCTTACGGCCGGAAAATCTATCGGCGGTGATATACGCGGAATGTAGTTTATATTGTTGTTGAATTGCTTTTGACATTATTGACTCATCAATGTATTAAATTCTTGTGCCACCGTTCCGACGACATCTTTTTTAAACACTTTAATTGTTTTTAATTGGTCATTTGTTATTTGTACTACATCTAAATTAGTAACATTTGTAAGCCCAACAGGGTTTTCCACTTGAGTAAATGGATCTATGTCAACCCAATTTCCATCGGCATCTTCCCAATGATCGGTTGCTAAATACTGCGCGCGCTCATATAATACAGTTCCTGCTACGTTATGCCCAGTACTAGGATCAAAATAATAAAATCCTTCTCCATCAGTAAATGTGCCGTCCGTGGCGTTACTTACTTTAACTTGAGCAGTAACCGTATATACCGAGTTTTCGTTAAAAGGCAAACTACTAATAACTGCTTTAGTATCTAGAGACGATAATGTTATAAAATAATTTTGTATTAATTCGCCGTCTTGAAATATTAACCACTTATGCGTATCAGCAAATACTTTATTAGATTCGGTTAATGATATTTCAGCGCTACCAGTTTCTCCTACAGTCAAAGGAAAATCCTCGGTAACGGTATAAGTGGCGCCGATAGTATTAACAACCAGCTGTCCCAAAGAAAGATTTCTTTTGATAATATTGCCGATTGTACCGGTCTCAGAACCGACAATTAATGCCCCAACTTTAAAGTCATACGGTTTTGTTGCCAAATTACTCCGACTAGTAATTACTCGATGTGGATATGAATGCTCTGCATGAGGCAAAACATCTTCATTATCTAACGGCCAACCAGATTCTCTTAAATGATCATTAAGTAAAAAGAAAGTCCAATAGTAGTCGGTAGTGCCATATAATCTAAATGACAAAGTGTCCGGCCGTTCTCCGGACGGAATAATATAATCTTGGTAAAATGCACCGTTAGCTTTTACCTGATCGATTAAGTCAACGTATTGACTAAGGTCTTGCATAATAGCAGACGACGTCTCATCGCCAAACTTATACCGTATTTTCTTGAAATTGCTAAAGTATGTAGTACTCATTAGAAACCACCTTCCACAATATCTTTCTTATTAAGTGTTTCTGCTTCTTGGAATGTCAAAGTAAGGTCAACTTCCATAAATTCTGGTGTGTTACTTTCCTCGTCATAATGAAAACCCATTTGAGTTGCGTTGTATGTTACAGAAACATCTCTCAAGTTACATGGCTTTATTTTATTTGCCATAGGCGTGCCGTTATATTCTAACTGTATATCAAACTTATTAGGAAATTCATATCCTAAAGAGATAGAAGCACCGCCAATATTTAATGGTATATCGTTCGGGTATAGTTCTGATCTAAATAACTTAATAATATCTTTGACGTGTTTGGCTTCTTCTTTGGATCTAGCAACCATTTTAAATGCAAACGAAAACTCACGCAACGTTACACTCTTAAAGAGAGATCTCATATTTGGGTTTGTTACTAAACCAGAGGCAGCAGTAATACCGCCAGCAACACCTTCAGCGCCGATTACTTTTGCGGCACCTTTCATAAGGGCAGTTTTACCGGTTAATGATGCTACTCGGCTATCCATTGCAGCACCTTTCATTGCATTGACAAAAGAACTTACGCCGCCTTTTAATGCTCCGGCAACACCAGCGCCACCTGCCACAGCAGCTCCTATCATACCCAATTCCATGTTATCATAAGTAACAGCATCTCTAAATTGAATGCCAGGTGGCATATACAGGACAACCTGGTCGCCTCTTATAATAGTACTATCAGCAGATTTTGATTCATTACGGCTTCCATTATGTTCAGCATTATCTGCGGCTGTTGCTGCTTCTTGGTCAGCAAGAGATGGAGTCGCGTCAGAAGCCGGTGCCTCTTGCTCGATAAAGTTTAGCGCGCCTGTAACAACATCTTCTAGCAAATCATTACTGACTCTGAGATATTCTTCTTTGAGTACAGTAAATTTAATTCTAGCCAAATACTCGTCTTCTTTAACTAACGGATACTGGTATCGTTGTTGCACCGAGGTCTCAACTACAGCAGTTTCTTTTTCTGGTTCTTCTGCTTCGTTTTGTTTGCTTTGGATTTCTTCTTCGGCCATGGGTTAAAAACCTAATAAATAGTTTGTACAAATTCTAATTAGTATTTATACGAGATGTCAAGAACATATAAAGGAAGATACAAACCGGTCAATCCCAGCAAATATGCTGGAGATCCAGAAACTGTGACATATCGTTCTATGTGGGAACGTCACTGCATGAAATGGTTCGACACAAATTCAAATGTTGAACAGTGGGTAAGTGAAGAATTAGTTATACCATATATTTGTCAAACTGATAAGAAGGCTCATAGATATTTTACTGACTTTCTCATAAAGTATAATGATGGTAGAATAGTTATTATTGAAGTGAAACCATATAAAGAGACTCTTCCACCGAAAAGCGGTGTCGGTAAAACCAGACAAAGGTTATTATCAGAAGGTTTGACATATGTAAAAAATCAATCAAAGTGGAATGCAGCAAGTTCGTATGCAGCAGATCGTGGCTGGCATTTTGAAGTATGGACCGAAAAAGAATTGGAAGCAATGGGAATATTGCCAAAATCAACAAGAAAGTTAAGAACTAAAAAACCAATCAAGCCTTTAGCTCCGTTTAAAAAGAAAAAGAAATGACGCTACCTAGAATATTTTTTATTGGAATGAATCGTACAGCAACTAAGGCATTATCGTCATTAGTATCTGATAGCGGATATGCTGCGTACCACTTCAGTGGTCGTAACGGAGAGAATATTGCCAAAACTATAAAGAAAAATGTTTTAGCCGGTAATCCACCATTAGATACTATAGATGACGCATGCTCGTATGCTGATATGGCATACCACGAATATGATGATTATATAGAAGGCAATTTGTATTTCAGAGAATTGTACCAAGCATATCCGGATTCATATTTTATTTTAAATACTCGGACTGAAGCCAATTGGCTTCGTTCTAGAATAAACCACAAAGATGGTGATTACTTAAAACGTTGTCGAGAAATACTAGGTGCAGGTGCTGCTATTGAAAACAATGAAGTACATATGCATTGGATGAATTACCGGAGAATCCACCATTCCGCAGCAATATCGTATTTAACGTCAAAGACTGACCGATTTATGATCTTTGATACTGAGTACGATAATATTTCTAAATTAGTAGAAAAACTTAAGGCGCATTATAACATTAATACCGCTCATTGGAAACACGTCGATTAAAACCGTATAAATACTAGTATAAGTTTTTAAAGGAACAGTCAGTGTCCAATATTTTTAATAGATTAGAGCTGCAGGCATTTAAAGCCGGTATTACTCCCCGGACGGCCGAGTCACGCAAATGGTTTCAACAAAAAGCCAAGAATCTTCGTAGCATCAATCGTACTGAGTTGATGAAAGAAGAACCTATTAAAAGAAAGAGTAATGAAGTAGTCGGCGGCATGTATATGTTTATATATGATCCGAAACACAAAGACACTCTTCCTTATTACGATGCCTTTCCTTTAGTCGTGGTCATAGGACCAGCAGAAGGTGGTTTTATGGGATTGAATCTGCATTACTTACCTCCTATGCTACGCGCTAAAATGCTAGATGGTCTGATGGGTATAACAACTAATACAGCTTTCAATGATTCAACGCGATTCAAAGCATCTTATAATTTATTACAACGTGCGGCTAAGCTTAAATACTATAAACCATGTATAAAACATTATTTAAGTAATCATGTTAAGTCACAATTTGCTTTGGTCCCTGCTACTGAGTGGGAAATAGCCACCTTTTTGCCGACAGCTGACTTTAGAAAGGCAAATAATTTTAAAGTATATTCTGACTCTAAGAGGATGATCGGATAATGCCGTTTTCAATAGACGAATTTAAAAGTGCGGTATCAAAAGGATCCGGTCTAGCAAAACCGAATCTATTTAATATTTACTTGCCACCTTTAGATCCTAGTGTTAGCACTAAAGAATTAAATCTACTTTGTAGAGCTGCTGCCTTACCTGGGAAACAGATGATTTCTCAAGATGTACAAATGGGATTAAATACTCGTAAAATTGCAAATGGGTTTGGAGTTACTGATATAACATTGACTTTTTATGTATTAAATGATTTCCACGTAAAGAAATACTTTGAAATGTGGCAAGATATGGTTGTAAAGCGCCGTGGCGAAGCATATGAAATTGGTTACTACAATGACTATGTAAAACCAGTTCGAATTGAATCAGTGCAAAAAAAGATGTCTATTCCGGTATTTAAGAAGAAACTTTTTAATAGTACTGGGGTTGCTGATACTGTTTTAAAACGAATTGCACGTGACGTCGGCCCGATAGGACCATTTGACCTTAGTCAGGGAGAAATTGATCTTAGTTTCGGGGGTGAGAATAATACCGTATATAAAGTTGAATTGATAGAAGCATATCCAACTTCAATAAGCGAGCTAGTATTAACTAACGACGCTGGTGGACTTATGGAATTAACTGTGCAGTTATCATATAAAGATTTTACTAGTTCGTTTAGTAAGATAGATGATAGCCTCGGAGATATCATAGCTGGAGCGCTAATAAATAAGTTTAAATCGTTATTTTGAATTATAATATTAATTAGGAGTTTTATATAATGGCTTTGCCAAAACTGAATGATTCACCTTCATATGAATTGATTGTTCCATCGACAGGTAAAACTGTAAACTACAGACCGTACTTAGTAAAAGAAGAAAAAGTTTTAATGATTGCTTTTGAATCAGGAGATACAAAGCACTCAATGCGAGAAATTGGTAATACTCTCAATGCCTGTCTTCATAGTGCTGGTATTAATGTATTCGATCTAACTACATTTGATGTTGAGTATATGTTTACTCAAATCAGATCTAAAGCAGTTGGAGAAGTGGCGAATGTATTAATTGCATGTAAATCGTGCGGACATAAAAATGAATATGAATTAGATGTTACTGATATCAAAGTGAGTAAACCTTTAGTTGAAGAAAATGTTATTCAGTTGACTACCGATGTTGTAGTAGAGCTTGAGTATCCTACATATGGTGCAGTATGTGCATTAGAATCGCTTGGAGACAAGGATACAGTAAATCAAGGTTTTGAGATGGCAAAGTTATCACTCAAAACTATTAAGACTGAAGAAGACCGATTTAATGTCAAGGATTATTCTAAGAAAGAAATTACTGAGTTCGTAGAGTCTATGACTACTGATCAGTTCCAAAAGATTTCTAATTTTCTAACTGGAATACCTGCAGTAACATATGAAGACATTTTCGAATGTTCTTCATGTAAAGAAGTGAATGAAATTAAACTGAAAGGAATGAAAGATTTTTTATAGTATGCCTCTCTCATGACAATTTGGTTAACCACTTCAAAACCAATTTCGCGATGATGCAGCACCACGGGTACAGCCTTTCGGAATTAGAGACTATGATACCATGGGAACGAGATGTTTATGTTTCTATGTTGATTGATTATATTAGAGAAGAGAATGATAAGTTAAAAACTATTAACAATAATCGATAGAGATAATAATGAACACCTTAAAAGACGTCATTGATAGATTAAAAGTAGAAGGTA